AATAATAATGCGTTTTCGGCATCAAGATAAGTTTTTCCTATTCCAAAAGATAATGTCATTTTAATTTTATTATTTATCAAATCTAATTTATTTAATTCCACAATTACTTTATCAATAAATAAATAAATATCTTCTTTAATTTCAGAAAAAAATACAAACTCATCTCCGCCAGATCTAAATAATTTTGACCTATTCAAATTATTAGTACATTTTCTTAATGTATATCCTATTGTTGTAATTGCTTTATCACCTTCTTCATGATTTATAGTGTTTATCAATTTGAAATTATTTATATCCATTGAAATATAGAAACCATCCTTATTTTTATTCTTAAACAATTCAAAAGCTAATTTATTTCCAACAGCAAAATTATTTTCATAAATAGGCATTAATGGGTCAGCAAAGAAATATTGTCTTGTTGAAAAAACAATACCTTTATATTTTTCATTTTCTTTTTCAAGTTCTTCTAACATTTTTAATATTATTTCAGGGTCAATTAGTGTAGATAACATTATATAATATAATAATTATTTTTTTCAGGTTTTGACAAAATATATTCCAATACAGGTGATTTTATTGTTTTTTTAGTTTTTCTAAATATATTCTTTATATCATCAATGCCTCGTTTCAATTGTATTCTTTTATATTCTTCGTAATTATCTAATAAAAATTTCATTTCTGGGTCATTTGTCAAATCCGAAGCAATATTGCCATCTGAATTTTTTATACTCGGGCTAGCGCCGCGCTCTAATAATATAATAGCACAATCTTTTGTACACCAACGCGCACATTTATGAAGGGATGTTTCTTTATTTTTCGTTTTTGTATCAACATCAGAACCTGCTTTCAAATAAGCCAATAACATAGGAACAATTCCCCAACGTGCTGCATAATGTATTCCTTGCCAACCATCTCTGTCTTCCATAAAATTTATATCACCTCCTAATGAAATATACTTTCTAACTAATCGTTCATTTCCAAAATATGCTGCGTTTAATAAATCTTGGTCTATTTGTTTTATTTTTTTTGGTTTAGTAGTAATTCTCCAAGTTTTTTCATTTTCCATTTCGTTTATTATAATGGTTATACTATATAATTTTTATTTTTTTTATAAAATATATAATTATAATGAATGATTATTCCAAAATCTAGATAGAAGGAAAATCGCATGAATTTGATGGTTCACCTGAAATAAAATATTTACCTTCTTTCCCACATTCGTTTTCGTTTATTCTAGCCATCAACGCAAATTTATAATCAAAATCACTTATTACTGTATCATTATTCGTAAATTTTATACATTTTCCAAAATAATTTCCGATTTCATATTTATCATTATAATTTGGTTTCATATAAAAAATACATTGTTGACAAGTTTTATATGTAGTCATTGATAATATTGATTTTAATAACAATAAAAAAACAATAAAATTCATTTTTTATTATTCTATCATTATAAAAACTTTTTATATTTTTTATTATAATATTATAAAGTAAATGGAAAATATTATTGAAAGATATATACCAAAATCTTTAACTAAAAAAGATTTAAAAAAACAGAAAAAAAATATATTGAAATCACGAAAGTTATATAAGAAAGGAATATTTTACCAACGCCCAAAAGTAAAATCATTTAAATCTAAAAAATCAAAACATTTAGAACATGCACGAGAACTATATGATATTGAAAAAGTAATACCTTCTAAAGAATTAGCTGAAAAGACGCAATGTTCTCAAGATGCCTTGGAAAAAATTGTAAATAAAGGTCGTGGTGCTTATTACTCCAGTGGTTCAAGACCAAATCAAACAGCAGAAAGTTGGGGGTTAGCACGATTAGCCAGTTCTATTACTGGCGGTAATTCGTCAATAATAGATTATCATATTTTGAAAGAAGGGTGTAAAAAAACCAGTAAAGCATTAAAACTAGCAAATAAAACTTGTAAAAAACAAAAAAAATGTAAAGGCGCTCAATAAAAAATATACAATATATACATTTTTATTGGCTTTTTATTTTAATTTTATACGATATTTTTATGTTCTACATTTTCATTAACTACAAGTTCTCCTTCTTCAATTTCATCATTGAATGATAAATGAATTGGAGACATTGCTTCCATTCTGTTATTACTAGCATCTTGTAATTCAATATCACTTGATTCATTATATACACTGCCACCCCAATTATTATTAAATTCCATAATTTCACGATTACGTCTGGTTACATTAGATGTAATCAAATCAAAAGCATTTGTTATATGTTGTGTAATTTCTCTATGAACACCAGAAATATCATATGGTGGATTACTTAATATAACGTTATTCTGAGGTTGTCTATCTATAATTAATTCAATTGATTCGCGTTCTTCGTCATTGTCTTGTTGGTTTTGTTCTTCATTATCCTGAATGTCTATAATAGTTTCATCTTCATTTTCGCTATCATTATCACTGTTATTTCTTGATACTTCATCATCATGTATATTTATGAAATCATGCGAACTATTATCATTTTCATATTCAATCGCAAATTCTAAAATAGGATAAGAACTATTATTTATCATACCATTATCAATGTTATAAATATTAATTATTTCTTCATTGCGACAAACTGGACAATTCATATTATTAGTAAGAACACATTGTTCTCTACAATGAAAACAAATATAATGTTTACATAAAGTAATATCCATTGTATTATCATTACAGATGCTACAAACTTGTTCATCGCTATATGGAATAATTGATTCTTCTAATTTTAATTGAATATAGGATTCTGGACTAACTAAATCACCATTATAAACTTTATAAGTTGCTACTATATTTTCTATTTTATGTAATGCTTGTTCTATAGATTTATATTTTACATATAATAATGAATATGTTTGTTTTCTTTTTCTATTATTTTTAGTTACCAAACACTTTATATTAATTGATTCAAAATTTACAATCTTATATTTTGAATGAATAACTACATAACAATATATACCGTCAATTTTTACTGGTCGTAAATGATATGTTTTATGCTTTGTTAAATGTTTTTTTATTAATCTAGCTAATTGTTTTATGTTTCTATATTTTTCATCGTTTTTATTATTATTTATAATGTTATTATTTACACTTGGTACAATATTTACAGGTCTTTGATATGCTTGTTCTAAAAATTCTGGTCGTAATGCTGAAAGAGATGCCATTTATTATTTGATTGTTTTTATTTATTCTTTATATTTTCGTAATAAAGGAATTCAATTTTTTGTAGAGATTGTATACAAAACCTTCATAAAAACCAGAAAAATAATAAAAATAAATATAATAAAAACAATATGTTCTCTATTATAATTTATCAATTCCAATGAATTATTGGCGTATTCTTATGTTATTATTATTTTGTAAATTTATAAGTGGACTAACTTTTGCTAATAACTTACATAAAGAACCACACAATAATCAACATATCAATACTTTAATTGTTTCTAAAAAGGAAAATATAAATACTATTATAAAAAGAAAAACACAAGGGTTTATAAGAATAATAAGACCTCAAAACATTATTCCTACATTATTCCTATGTTTTACAGGTGGTTGGATAGTTAATCCTTCTATACAATCGTTATTCAATTCTCCTAAATTTATTGTTAGTTCTATTAATGCGGTAACAGTTATGTCCAGTAGTATGATTATAAATGATATTTTTGATTTGGAAATTGATAAAATAAATAATCCGAAACGGCCATTGGTAACAGGTGAAATAACAAGAAAAGAGGCGTTGATTTTCAATTGTTTTTTAATAGGTCTTACTGAACTATTATCATTCAAATATTTGGCAGCCAATTCAATATTGTTTGTTAATTTGGCTTTATTGAATGTTACTATTTATACACCTATCCTTAAAAGAATACTATTTATAAAAAATTTGTCATGTGCTTTTTTGGTTTCATTTTCTTTATTTTTTTCAGGGCTAGCGTGTATAAATAGCAATAATCCATTAAATAATAAAAGTAATTCGCTTTTATGGATAGCAGCGCGAACTATTTTTTTCGGTTCATTATTCAATGAACTACTATTAGATATGCATGATTATGAAGGAGATAAACAAAATAATATTCAAACTATTCCAGTTGTATTCGGATTGAATAATTCATGGGTTCTCGCTACACTAATAATGAAAATAAATATTGCTTGGAATTCATTTCATATAATGTGTTTGTATAATTATCAATTTGGATTATTTCTATTATTGATATTAAGTCCTTTGTTATATAATTTGAGAACAATTAAAAAATTAGGGTTCTCAAAAACTAGTATTTCAAATGTGATAAACAATTCAAATATTCCTTTATTTTTGTTATTGATTTATTTATGTATATTACAAAAAATATAGTATGAAATCTAAGAAATGTAATATATTATATAAAAAATATAAAAAAAACACTATATAAAAAGTAATTGCTATATTTTATTATCCGAATATGAACGAACAAAATAATGTATTAACCATTAAAACTGTTCAAATACAGCCTATTCGTAATATGATTACTGCTATTAAAGATATTTTAACTGATGCTACTATTACATATACAAAAGAGGGTATGAAAATTATTAATTTTGATAAAACACATACAATATTAGTAAATGTAAGTTTAAAAGCTCATAAATTTGAGCAATATGTTTGTAATCCTGATAAAATTATTGTTTGTGCGAATACACTTCATTTATTCAAAGTGGTTTCTACAATGTCTAATGACGATACATTGTCTATGTATATTGATAAAAATGATTATCATGATGGTATAGTTTCACATCTAGGATTACAATATGATAATGGCGATATTAAACAATGTTATAGTCAAAAATTGAGATTAATAGAACCAGATACAGAAGAATTAGTCGTTCCTGATGTAGAATATTCTACTGTTATTAATTTACCTACATCTGATTTTCAAAAAATTATTCGTGATTTAAATGGTATTTCAGATCGTATTGAAATTAAATCGGTAGGTAATGATTTGATTTTTTCTTGTGAAGGCAATTTCGCTAGTTCGCGCATTTTCCGTTCCGAATCCGATGGTTATATGGAATTTATACAAAAACCCGATGCTTCTGTTATTATACAAGGCGAATTTTCATTGAAAAGTCTTAGTCACTTTATTAAATGTACTCCTTTATGTAGTCATTTGGAGATGTATTTGGGTAATGATTTACCATTGATTGTTAAATATGATGTTGCTTCGTTAGGCGAAATTAAACTATGTTTAGCACCATTGCCTCCTTCGTAAATTTTT